TGAAGTTGTATTAAGTGGTGACCCAGGAGCAACTGGTGCAACTGTTGTACTTAAGTTCATCGGTGTTGCTGGTTCTTCAGACGCTAGTTAATAAATAATTCTTGTGGGCCTTCGGGCCCACATAAATTTAACGGAGATTAAAATATGAAATCAGATGTAAAAGCAGTTAGACAAACAGCAGCAGGAGGAACTGGAGTTATTTTTGCTGGCAGAACAAGATTAAGAGGAATTATTATTGAATCAACTGATGCTGCAACAGCAGGTTCAGTTGTATTACAAGATAATACTGATAGTACAACTTTATTTTCTGCAGGTGTTCCTGCAGGAGATGTTTTTTCATTCAATTTACCAGAAGATGGAATTTTATTTCCAGGTGGAATGAAAAGCTCAACTTTGTCTTTAGCTAATTTAACTGTTTTGATAGATAAATAAGGAGAGTAGATGGCTACCTCTGGAACAACAATTTTTGAATCCAGTTTTTCTATAGCTGATGTTGTAGAAGAAGCTTATGAAAGAATTGGTATTCAAGGTGTATCTGGATATCAATTAAAAGGTGCACGACGTTCTTTAAATATTTTATTTCAAGAATGGGCGAATAGAGGTTTACATTATTGGGAAGTAGGTAATAATTCTATTACACTAGTAAATGGTCAATCAGAATATACTATGTATAGATCAACTGCTGATGGAACTTCTGATGCAACAGCTATTTATGGAGTTGATGATATTTTAGAAGCCGTTTATAGAAATTCTTCAAATGTTGATTTTCCATTAACAAAAATAAATAGATCCGCGTATCAAGGTTTATCTAATAAAACAGATACAGGAACTCCTACTCAATATTTTGTTCAAAGATTTATAGATAAAATTACAATTAATTTATATTTAGTTCCAGGTTCAACTGAAGCAGGTAATACAATTAATTATTATTATGTAAAAAGAATCCAAGATGCCGGAGCCTATACTAATGAAGCAGATGTACCTTATAGATTTGTTCCTTGTATGATTGCAGGTCTTGCTTATTATTTAGCAATTAAATTTGCTCCTCAAAGAATTGAAATGTTAAAAATGTTATATGAAGATGAACTACAAAGAGCTTTACAAGAAGACGGTTCTTCTTCAAGTTCTTTTATTACTCCAAGAACTTATTATCCAGAGGTATAGCATGGCTTTAAGTAAAGGAAAATTTGCTCAGTTCATATCGGATCGTTCTGGTATGGCGTTTCCATATTCCGAAATGGTTATAGAATGGAATGGATCAAGAGTTCATGTTTCAGAATATGAAGCTAAACATCCACAATTAGAACCTAAACCAACAAATACTGATGGACAAGGTTTAAGAAATGCTAGACCAGATAGAACTGAGCCTGCTACAGAAAGTTTATTACCAGGTAATCCATTTGATATTACGTCTGGATCTACAACAATTACAGTCACAGAACCTGGTCATGGAAGAAGTACTTCAGATATAGTAGTTTTTAGAAATGTAGATGGATCTCCAGGAGGAGTTGCGTATACAGTATTTGAAAATGCTAGCGGATATGCTATAACTGTTATTAATACAAATACATATACTTTTACATTAGGAGATACTCCTACTGTAACTGAAAAATCAGGAGGAATGACTGCGACTGCAGGTCCAGTTACATTAACACCATAATGGCATACACTTTAACAAATTTACAAGATGATATAAAAGATTACACTGAAGTTGATAGTACAGTTTTTTCAACTGGTGTTTTAAATACTTTTATAAAAAATGCTGAGAATAGAATTTACAGAGATTCCGATGCGGATGATAATAGATTTTATGCGACTTCCGATTTAGTTACTGGAAATAGATATGTAACTATTCCAGGTGATTTAAGAGTTATACGATATATTCAATTAAGAGATTCTAGTGGCAATCAAGTATTTTTAGAAAAAAGAGATACTTCTTTTATGTCTGAATACTATAACACTCCAGGAACACAATCTGGATTACCTAAATATTATGCTAATTGGGATGCTAATTATTGGGTGGTAGCTCCAACTCCGGATGATACTTACCAAATTACAATGGCTTATATTAAACAACCAACTAGTTTGACAGATTCCAGCGTAAGTGCTATAGGTACTTATGTATCCAACAAATATCAAGATTTACTTTTGTATGGATGTCTGGTAGAAGCATATGGTTATTTGAAAGGTCCTGCAGATATGTTGCAGTTTTACGAAGGATCTTATCAAAGAGCATTGCAATCATATTCTATCGAACAACAAGGTAGAAGACGGAGAGACGAGTGGCAAGATGGGATCATTCGTACTCCTTTAAAATCGGAATCCCCATCAAAATACTAAGGAGAAATAAATATGGCAAACATAGTACCTGACTCTTTTAAAACAGATCTTTTAAAAGGAACTTTCAATTTTGATTCTGGAGGTGACACTTTTAAAATAGCTTTATTTACATCATTAGCAGGTTTCAGTACTAGTACTACTACTTACACAGGAGCAGCAAACGAAGTTGCATCTGGAGGTGGTTATACTACTGGTGGAGAAACTTTAAGTAATACAGGTGTAAATGTAGGAAGTAACATTGCTTACTTAGACTTTGGTGATGCAACATGGACATCAGCAAGTATTACTGCAGTTGGAGCTTTGATTTACAAAAGTAGTGCCGGTAATGAAGCTGTATTAGTTTTGGATTTTGGCGGAACTAAAATATCAACAGATGGAGATTTTGTTGTTGTATTCCCTGCTAACGATTCATCTAATGCTATCATTAGATTAGGCGACGCGTAATAAAATAATTGGATAGTAGAAATGGCTTTTATACTTAACGACAGAGTTAAGGAAACAACCACAACTACTGGAACAGGAAATATTTCATTAGCGGGTGCAGTCACCGGTTATGAAACTTTTGCAAGTGGAATAGGAGATACAAATTCTACTTATTATGCAATATCCAGTAGTGGAAGTTCCGAGTTTGAAGTAGGAATTGGAAGTATAACCGCAGGTGCGCCTGATACACTTTCAAGAGATTCTGTAATATCTTCATCTAATTCTGATAGTTTAGTTAACTTTTCTGCTGGAACAAAAGATATTTTTTGTACGCTTCCTGCAACTAGAATTCCATCACCAGTTATGGTGGCTCAAGATTTTGTGAATACTCACAATTCGACTATTTCTCAAGATCAAACAATGGATTCTGGAGTATTAGCAGGGCCAGTTGATATAACAGGTACTTTAGGTATTACAGGTAAATTAATTATATTGAATTAGTATCTATAATGTAGTATTAAAACATAAGGTTAAAATATGAGTGAAATTAAAGTAAATAAGGTAAGTCCACAATCAGGAACTAGTTTTACACTAGGAGATAGTGGTGATACTTTTACTGTACCTTCTGGTGCTACATTAGACATATCTAATGCTACTGTTAGTTATCCAGCAGGCACTAATTTTAATACTGATTGGCAACCTAAAAAAACTGGTACCTTTGCTTCTGAAGCAGGAAAAGGATACTTTGTAGATACAACCAGTATTTCAATATCTACTACACTACCTGCGTCTCCTAGTTTAGGAGATACAATATCATATATAGATTATGCCGGAACTTTTGATACAAACGCATTAGAAATTAATCCGTTTGGAAAAAAAATAAATGGACAAACAGGAAATTTTTTCGTCAACACTGAAAGAGCTGGTTTTAGTCTTGTCTTTGTAGACGATACACAAGGTTGGTTAATAAAGGATAAATAATGGCACATAAAAATTATAATTACATATTAGCTGAAAATTGGGGAAAAGATTTTATTGAATTTGATGATAGAAGAAATTTTGAAATAAGACAATATCCAGGAAATATTTATAAAGTTCCTGCTCACAATAAAAAAGCTAACGCATGGATCAATGAAGTTTTAGGAACTATTAAAACAAAAGATGAAGCTGAAACTATTGTAAATGCTGAGATTCAAAATTATCAAACAGATTGGGATAATGACAATATTGATGGAGAAACAACAGAACAAAAAAATACTAGAATTGGTGAAAGACCTATGCTAGAAACATTAGAGGAGTAAAAAATGTCAAATTACGAAACTGAAAAAGGACAAACGGTTATAGCAACAGCTTCTGATCCTGCTAACCCAACTGAAGGGCAAATTTGGTATAATAGTACTTCAGCAACTGCAAAAGTTAGAACTTATGTTACTCCAGCTTGGGCTAGTGGCGGAGATTTAAATGTTGGAAGAAGAGGCGCTAAAGGTAACGGAGTAAGAACAGCAGCTTTACACGTTGGAGGATTTAATCCAGGTTTTTTTGCAAATGGTAAAACAGAATCTTATGATGGAACAGCTTTTACAGCAGAAAATGATCAAGTTAATCCTTCAGGTCCTCTAGGGGGATCTTTTAGTCAAGCACCTCAAGGAACTGCAGTTAGCTTTGGAGCACAACCGGGTCCAAATTCAAAACAAACTCAATTATGGGATGGTACTTGTTGGGCTTTAGGTAATAACATGCAAGTTGGAGTTCAAAAATCATGGGGTATGGGAACTAGAGATGCAGGTTTAGCAGCTGGAGGTTTTTCTTATGATGGAGTAAATCCTGGAGCTGGTAATTATTCACAAGAATACGACGGAACTTCTTGGGCAAATGGAAATACTATGGGGACACATGTAAACAGTCATGCAGGAGGTGGATCTCAAACAGCCGCTTGGGTTGCAGGATATGTTACAAACGTTTTTGAATATGATGGAACTTGTTGGTCAAATGTACCAGGCGTAGGGCCTAATCAACAAGGAATGGGAGGAGCAGGTCCTCAAACTGACGGACTTGTTTTCGGCGGACAACCTGCTATTACTACAACATCATTTTATGATGGAACTTCTTTTACTACAGGTCCAACTATGAGTTTAGCAAGATCAAATGGTGGCGCTGCATCAGGGACAGGTCAAGGTTCTGCTTTAGCAGTCGGAAATGGTCCAAATGTTGTTACTACAGAAGAATTAGATGGAGGATTTCAAACTCAAACTATAACTTCTTCATAGTAAATAAAATAATAAGAAAGATTTAAATGTCAGATTTAATTGTAAAAAAAGAAACCAAACAGGTTTTAGAAAATGAATATCGTTATTTAGAAGATGTTCTAGATAAAGATGATTTAGAATGTTTTAAACAATTGACACCGGAATTAAAAGATACTTGGAGTAAAAAACAATTATTTAGAACTGAAACAGAAATGAGAGTTTCTGTATTAAATGATTATAAATTTCCAACAAAAGCATCTAAGTATTGGCAATGTGTTAGAGAACAAGATGTTCATTTAGATTGTTTATTATCTCTTTCTATAGATAATAGAAAAAATGACGTAAAAATAAAAAAACTACAAAAAAGCATTGAAGAATGTAAAGATGAGTTAGATAAAGAATTATTAAAAATTGAATTAGATGAAAGAATATTAGATTATGCTAGAGTTAAAAATACTGCAAGACATAGAATAAGAGAAATACGATTATGGTCTAAATTAAAAGAAGAATTAGATGATGGAACTTTTGATACAAAAAATCCTGATACACATAAACGAGAAAGTTTAAAATCAATTATAAATAATAGAGTTAAATCTTTTACACCAGGAACGAGTATGCCAGAAATTTTTAATACTTTAGCTTTACAAGATACTTATGAAAAAGTAATAAAAGAAAATCAAATTAAAAATTATGATCAAGAAAGAGAAAAACTACTTAGTCAAAAAAGTAAAACTGAGTGATTGTTTTTTACGAAATAAAAAAATAAATATAAAAGCTCAAAAACAAACAGATCTCTATAAACAGGTTTTAGAAAGTATAAAAGAAAAAGGTTTAATAAATCCATTAACTGTTGTTATGGATAACAATAAATATAAAGTGTGTATAGGTAATAATAGATATCTAGCTTGTGAAGAATTAAAAATTGAATATGTTAATATAATTATAGCAAAAAATGAAGAGCCTTTAGAGTTAAAAAAATATTATAAATTTTACAAAAAAGTTTTAAAAAATGAAAGCCCCTATATCAAATAAACAATATCATTTTTTAGTTTCTTTACCAAGAACAGGAAATACCTTACTAGCATCTATATTAAATCAAAATTCAGAAATAGCAGTTACACCGAATTCAATAACGTTTGAATTAATGAAAAAAATCATTTCCTTAAAAGATGATAGTTTATTTTTAAATTATCCAGATCATTTATCTTTAGATAATGTCTTAAATAATTTATTTAATAACTATTATGCTCATTGGAAACAAAAATATATTATTGATAGAAGTTTGGCATCCTTACCGGGTAATAGAAATTTTATAAAAAAATATATAAATCAAGATGTAAAATATATTGTTTTAGTTAGAGATTTATTAGAAGTTTTATCTTCATTTTTAAAATGGGCTCATGATGAACCTTCTAGTTTTTTAAATAAATATTCTTCTATTGAAGAAAAATTAAATTTTTTAATGAGAAAAGATGGTATGATTGCAATGTCTTTAACTGCAATTCAAGAATTATATAAACATGAAAAACTTGAAAATATATGTATGATAAAATATCATGATTTAGCTAGTAATCCAGAATATCAAATAAATAAAATATATGAATTTTTAAATATAAAAAAATTTAATCATAATTTTTTTGATTTAAATCAATTTGAATTAAATGGTATAAAATATGATGATTCTGTTTTAGGACATAATTTACACAAAATAAAAGAAAATTATACTGTGGATGATAATTCATTTATTGATTTAATACCACAATCTTATAAACAAAAATATGAGCATATAAAATTTTAGTATGATTAAAAAATATTCTTGTGAATTACTAAGTAATTTAAATAATGAAAAACTACAAAAGGAAATAAAAGAATATATTAAAGAAGTTCCATGTTGCATTTTTTATCCAAAATGTCCTCATCCTAGAGAACAAAGTGGAATTTTTTTAGACAGAAAATTCGATATAATTAAACAATCTTTACTATTATCTTTTAAAAAATATTTGAATACAGATTTTATTGATATTGGTTATATAAAAACATGGTGTTTTTATAATCCCGCTAATTCAACTATTATAGAAGGTTGGCATAATCATTTAACTCAAAAAGGGTTTCGAGAGATATCTGCTCTTTGTTATTTAACAAAAACTAATTTAGGAACTTTATTTAAAGATAATATAAAGATAATTCCTGAAATAAATAATTGGTATGTATGGCCATCTTATCTTGATCATTCTCCAGAACCAGGATATATAGAAGAAGAAAGAATTGTAATAGCTTGTGCTATAGGAATAAAAAATAGTATATGAAATTTAAAGAAGCATCTTGGAAAAGTTTTATCGTAACCACTAATACACCTATATTTACACATGAAGAATGTGATGAAATAATTAAAACCGGAAGACAGTGTTTAAAAATTAAAGGAACAGTATTTGAACAAAAATCAATTGAAAATATAAGAGATTCTAATATTAGTTGGATTCCTTTTGAAAAATTAAAACCTATGTACGACCGTTTAAATGATGTTGTTCATCAAATAAATAATAATTTTTTTGGATTCGAAGGAATTCAAATTAATGAATTAGCACAATATACTGAATATGATCCAGGAGGTTTTTATGATTGGCATGTTGATATGTCTTTAGATGGTAAAAAACACCCGCCAATTAGAAAAATATCTATGTCAGTTCTACTTTCAAATGAAAATGAGTTTGAAGGTGGAGACTTAGAAATAATGGACACAGGTAGAAAAGCAAAATTAATAAGAGGACAGGCGTTGTTTTTTGCGTCTTTTATTAGACATAGAGTCTCTCCTGTAATTAAAGGAAATAGAAAATCTTTAGTTGTATGGTTTGGAGGACCTGCTTTTAAATGATAAAAGAATATTATTTTCCAACACCTATTTATATAAAAGACATTGATATTAATACAGAAATAGAAAAAAATATAATAGAGTGGAGTAAAAAAGAAAAAGGTATTTTAAGAACAAATGTTAAAGGTTGGCATTCTTCAACAGATATGCATTTAAAAAAAGAATATTTATCTTTAATAAATGAATTAGTTAAAATGCAAAAAGAAATTTATATAGATCAACATTTAGATGGAGAACCTATTTTAGGTAATATGTGGGCTAATATTAATCAACAAGGTGCATATAATAAAACACATATTCATCCAAATTCTTTATGGTCTGGTGTATATTATGTTAAAACTCCAGAAAACTGTGGAAACTTATATATAGAAGATCCCAGATTAGGATCTGATTTTATTTCTCCCAAAAGAAAAAAGAATAATGAAAAAGAATTTTGGAAAACTGTTAATTATAAACCAATAGCTGGAAGGATTATAATGTTTCCAGCGTGGTTATCACATGGAGTAGAAATCAATTTATCAAATGATATACGAATATCTGTATCTTTTAATTTTATACAACAATGAGTTTTAAAGACAACAAATATACCATAGTAAAAAACGCTATTTCTTATGAACTAGCTAATTTTTGTTTTAACTATTTTCTCTTAAAAAGAGATACTGTTAAATTTGCATATGATAACAGTCTAGTTTCTCAATCTGAATTTTTAGGTAAATTTAACGATCCACAGGTTTCTAATAGTTATGCTCATTATGGTGATTTTGTTATGGAGACATTGATGATGAAATTGTTACCTTTAATGAAACAAAAAACAGAACTAGATTTAATTCCTACTTATTCTTATGCAAGAATTTATGAAAAAGGTAATGAATTAAAAAAGCATAAAGATAGACCTAGTTGTGAAATATCTACCACATTAAATTTAGGTGGTGATCTTTGGCCTATATTTGTAGACAATAAAAAAATAGAATTAAATGTAGGAGATATGCTAATATATAGAGGTTGTGAATTAGAACATTGGCGTGAGATATTTGAAGGAAATTTATGCGGTCAAGTATTTTTACATTATAATGATATTAATGGTCCTTATTCTATTGAAAATTTTTATGATAAAAGACCAATGTTAGGTCTTCCCAATTCTTAATTTTTGTAATAAAACTACTTATTTAAATAAAATAAGTAAGATTTATTATGTTTTTTGGTTCAACCTCATTTTCTACGGCTCCTTTTGCGTCTATAGAACGAGTAAACGCAACCGTTGCTGTTACTGGTAGTAGAATAAATGCCTCAGTAGGTGATGTAACAGTCACAGCTGATGCAAATGTAAATGTTACCGGTAATCAATTAAATGTAGCAACAGGGACAGCTACAGTTACAGCTGATGCTAATGTAAATGTTACAGGTAACCAACTAAACTTTACAATCGGAGACGTATCAGTAACAGGAGACGCTAATGTAGATGTTACTGGTAATCAATTAAATGTAGCAACAGGAACGGCTACAGTCACAGCTGATGCTAACATTAATGTCACAGGAAATAGACTAAACTTTACTATTGGAGATGTTACAATAACAGGTGATGCTAATGTAGATGTCACAGGAAATCAATTAAATGTATCTACCGGAATAGCTACAGTTACAGCAGATGCTAATGTAGATGTCACAGGAAATAGATTAAACTTTACTATTGGAGATGTAACAGTAACAGGTGATGTTAATGTAGATGTTACAGGTGAACAATTAAATGTATCTACAGGAATAGCTACAGTTACAGCAGATGCTAATGTAGATGTCACAGGTGAACAATTAAATGTTGCAACAGGAATAGCAACCGTTACAGCTGATGCTAATGTAGATGTTACCGGAAATAGAATTAACGCTTCAATTGGTGATGTCACAGTAACAGGTGATGCTAATATAGACATAACTGGTGAACAATTAAACGTATCTACTGGAACAGCAACAGTCACTGCAGACGCTAACGTGCCTGTTACAGGTAATAGAATTAATGCTGCAATAGGAGATGTCACAGTAACAGGTGATGCTAATGTAGACGTAACTGGTGAACAATTAAATGTCTCAACAGGAACTGTTTCAGTTACAGCAGACGCTAACGTTAATGTTACAGGTAATCAACTAAACTTTGCAATCGGAGATGTTACCGTTACCGGAGATGCAAATGTAGATGTAACCGGTGAACAATTAAATGTATCTACAGGAACTGTTTCAGTTACTGCAGACGCAAATGTAAATGTAACTGGTGAACGATTAAATTTAGATACAGGAACTGTTGCAGTCACTGGAGACGCAAATGTAAACGTAACAGGAAATCAATTAAACTTCGCAATCGGAGATGTTACAGTTACTGGAGATGCTAATGTAGATGTAACTGGTGAGCAATTAAATGTTTCAACAGGAACCGTTTCAGTTACAGCAGATGCAAATGTAAATGTAACAGGAAGTCAACTAAACTTTGCAATTGGAGATGTTACAGTTACTGGAGACGCGACTGTAAATGTCACTGGAAATAGAATCAATGCTTCAATTGGTGATGTCACAGTAACAGCAGATGCTAATGTTTTTGTAACTGGAAACAGATTAAATATTAACACAAATAATGTATTTATCAGAGCTTGGAGTGAAATTGATCCAGGTGTAGATCAAACATGGACTCCAATTTCAACAGGAGCAATAAATACATGGACCGAAATAGATCCTGTAGGGCTTCCTCCAACTCCATAAAACATTGACGTTTTAAAAAATTAATATATTATACTAACATACAAGGAGATAAATATGGCATCGAGTTATTCAACAAACGCTAAACTTGAATTAATGGTTACTGGAGAAAAATCTGGTACATGGGGTGGAATTACAAACACTAATTTACAAATCTTAGAACAAATAGCTACAGGTTATTTAAGTTTAGCTGTAGGTGGTGCAGATGTAAATTTAGCTTTATCTGATGGCGCTACTTCAAATGGTAAAAATTTATATTATAAATTAACTGGAACTTTAACAGGTAATAGAACAGTTACTATGCCTGATACAGCAGAAAGAGTTTTTATTGTTGAAGATGCAACTACAAGAACTACTAGTAATTATACTTTAACTATTTCAACAGTATCTGGAACAGGAGTTACTTTACCTGTTGGTGGTAAAGCTTTGGTTTATTCTGATGGTACAAATATTAATCAAGGTTTAATTACAAAAGGATATAATACAATTACTGATTCAAACAGTCCTTATACCGCTGTTGCAAATGATCAAATTTTAGCAAATACTACTTCTGGAACTATAACCGTGACTTTACCTGCAACTCCTTCTACAGGAGATGAAGTAACCATTATTGATGCAAGAGGCACTTTTAATACTAATAACTTAACTGTTGGTAGAAATGGTGAGCCTATAAATTCAGCTGCATCGGATTTAACTTTAAGTACAAATGGTCAAGCAATTACTTTAGTTTACGTAGATGCGACAAGAGGTTGGGCATACAAAACAAATACAGCATAAGGAGCTTGGAGCATGGCTCTTATTGATTTTAAATTATTACCTGGAATAGATAAACAGAATACCAGTGCAGGTGCAGAACAGCGTTGGGTAGATTCTGATAATGTAAGATTTAGATATGCTTTACCTGAAAAAGTTGGAGGATGGCAGTCTCCTATTAAAGAATCTATTGTTGGTGTTGCAAGACAGATGTATGCTTTTGCTGATTTAGAAGGTAATAAATATATTGCAATTGGTACAGATAAATTTTTACTTATATATTATGATGGTGAACTCTATGATATTACACCTTTAAAAACAACTTTATCATCTGCTACAATTGAAACTACAGCATCTTCTAATCAAGTAACGATTGGTTATACTAGTCATGGATTAAGTGAAGGTGATATTATTTTATTAGATAATACACTTTTGCCAATAGGCACAGGATATAATCCAACTGATTTTGATGATAAACTATTTCAAGTAACAAGTGTTACTGATGCTGATAATTTTGTAATTACACAAAGTTCAGCTGCAACCGGTAGTGCAGGACCAGGTGGATCTATAGACATAACTCCATATGAAACTGTAGGTCCTCAAACACAAACATACGGTTATGGATGGGGAACAGGAACATGGGGATCAAGTACTTGGGGCACGGCTAAAACTTCAAGTGATGTGATTCTAGAACCAGGCCTCTGGAGTCTTGATAATTATGGACAAGTTTTAATTGCAACTATTGCAAATGGAAAAACATTTACTTGGAATGCAGGAGCTGTAACTCCATTAGCAGTTAGAGCATCTACAAGTACTTCTGGTTTTGAAACAACCAACAATCCAACTGCAAGTAGATTTTCTATGGTTTCTCCTACAACAAGATATTTAGTTCAATTTGGAACTGAAACGACTATTGGAGATGCAACGACTCAAGATGATATGTTTATAAGATTTTCAGATCAAGAAAATATTAATGACTATACTCCAACTAGTATTAACACAGCAGGATCACAAAGATTACAAGATGGAACTAAATTAATGGGAGTTGTAAAAGCAAAGGAAACTATGTTGGTTTGGACAGATAATGCATTATTTGATATGCGATTTATAGGTCCTCCTTTTACTTTTGGTTTTCAACAAGTTGGAACTAGTTGTGGATTGATTGGTAAAAATGCAGCGATAGAAATAGATGGTATTGCTTTTTGGATGAGTCAAAAAGGATTCTTTGCTTATGATGGTACAGTTAGATCATTACCTTGTTCTGTAGAAGATTATGTATTTGACGATATAGATACTACAAAAGGTCAACAAATTTATGCTGGAATTAACCATCTTTATACAGAAATAATTTGGTATTATCCTTCTGCTAATTCAGATTATAATGATAAATATGTAATATATAATTATGTAGATAAAGTATGGTATACTGGAACTGAAGCTAGAACTTCTTGGGTAGATGCTGAAATTTATCCTAAACCTTTTGCAACTAAATTCACGGATCAGGCATCAGGGACCTTTCCTGTTGTAATAGGGGAATCAGGATTAGGTAAAACTCAATTATTTGAACATGAAGTAGGCACAGATCAAATAGATGAAAATGGAACTGTAACTACTGTTACTTCTTATATTAAGTCTTTTGATTTTGATTTACAGAGTCAAGGCGGAATAGCAGGAGAAGTATTTTTAGCTGTAAGAAGATTTGTACCTGATTTTGAATCTATTCAAGGTAATGCAAAAGTAACTTTAGCAATTAAACGATACCCACAACAATCTGATAGTACAAGCACTTTAAGTCCATTTACAATAGATTCAACTACAACTAAAAAGGATACAAGAGCAAGAGGAAGATTTGTAAATATAAAAATAGAAAATGATTCTAGTTCTGAGTCTTGGAGATTTGGAACGTTTAGATTAGATATACAACAGGATGGTAGAAGATAATGGCAAAAATAAATGTAAGAGTTCCAGAACCAAAAGATAAATATGATATCTCTACTCAAAAACAAGTTAATAGAGCTATTAAATCAATTGTTGAACAATTAAATAGTACCTTTTTACAAGACTTAAAAGAAGAAGATGAAAGATATACTTGGTTCAAAGGTGGAGGAGGTTGTTAATGAGTTCTTGTAATAATGTAAATACAGAACCAACCGTAATCGGTGGTGGAAATGGATCAAATGCTTATGAT